GTATTTGAACGTGTAAACACATGCGTTAAAGAAAATTTACTTAACCTTTCTCTCCCTGTATTTGAAGATGAGAATGATTTTACCTACACTAGTGGAGCATTAAATATTAGTATTAATGGCAACTTTAGTAGTATAGAAAATTCTCTGGACTCGGCAACATTTTATACACTTAAGAAGTATTTGTCTAGAGAATATAATTACTATGACGAGAATGAGTTAGAGTTTGCTGGCAATTTATTTACTTCTGATCCGGATGCTTTCAATCAGACAACAACAGATTTAACGACAACTGATAAGAGTCCCGGCGTTTATATTATTAACAAGGATGCATCTCCATCTTTTGATAACCTTGTTATCACTAGAGCATACTCTGACAATACACAACCATGGGAACTTAGTGGAACTACTCTAGAGTACCAAGTTTTAAGAGCTTTTGATGGCAGTCGCCCTGCATCTAATGTAACGAATCAAGAGATGACTATCGGCAATATGATTCTGCAAGATAAGTCTGTAGCTAATGGCGGAACAGATGCTGTAGAAATTGGTAGTCTTACAGAAGTACTACAGAATGTTGATGTTCTCACAGCAGGAGAAGCTACTGCAATTGGTCCTATATTTGCTCAGGATGCTGGGTTTGATAGATTTACTCACAAGATGAACGCACTAATAGATACCACTGGACTTGGACCAGAGTTCTATAGCATATGCTTATCTACTGTGGCGGATGCAGGATCTGCACCCGGTTCTTCTTAATTGTCCCTCCACAATAGCATGTAATACTGGTTATCATCTCCTGCTGTGATGGGGATGTAACCTCCCATAATATCATTTGCGTCTGTTGCTACTTCATTACTGCCATCAGTAATCATTTCTAGTTTGTCATAGGAAACTGTGCTGGAGGTATTGAAAACACCAGCGTCTCCACCACCTGTACTAGTAAAGTCTAGTACCATCTTCACATCATTAACAGTTGCTAGTCCTCTAGAGGTAGCAGCAAATGGTGGTGAGGTATCAGTAGGTCTGAAGCATACTTCTTTATTAATTGTATCCCCAACAGGTGTGAATGTAATCCTGGTTACTACATTAGAAACAAAGTTGATTGGATTATTTTGCACTGCTCCAGCACCAACTGATAGTTCAACTAAAGCGGCTGTATCCTGAGGACCACCACCAGCATTGGATGCTGAATCTGTGATGTCAGTTACGATGTTTGTAATTGTAGCAACACCACCTAAGTTATTGACATCTGTTCCTGTAAATTGAAGTGATGGGAATAGGTGTGCTACCATTCCGTTGGTTAAGTCTTTAGCGTCTGGAACTCTAAACGTCACGCTGTTTCCAGCAACATCAGGATAGTCTAATATAAATGTAGCATTATTATCACCCCCATTAATTGTTATTAAATTGCCAGCTTCATAATTTTCTCCTGCAAAATCAGGGTCCACCCAAGCATATTTAACACCACCAGAACCATCAGTTACATAATACACTTGCAGACCTGTTCCTGAACCACCAGTGGTGCCTACGGATGAACCTGATGGTAATGCTTCAGATACATATGAACTACCAATTGTGGGGTTAACACCATTGATTACTAGTTTAGGTAGGATTCTCTTATCAAATACTCCTTGGCAATAGGCGGCAAGACCATCGTTGTTCAGTCCAAAAGTTTGATAAACAAACCATCTCTTATTGTTTCCGGTTAGACCTAGAGATTGATCTGCAAATACAAAGGAGTTTTCTGCTTGACTGAATCCAGATTCGACTCCTGTTTGGAACCTATCAATTAATGCAGTCTCACTAGATTGTCTTAACACACCAACTTCTTCTTGTCCAGGTATAGTTTTGTCATTGTATGTGAATTGACCGGTCCAATCTTCCTGTTTGAAGATTTGATTCTTCTGGAAAATTAGTCTTGGTTTTCCTGTTAAGAATGTATCAGTAAGAGTAGCGCATTCAAATACTAAGTTAGTTCCTGCCTGCCCTATGAATGTTCCATCTATCTCAAATAATTCGTAGTTACTATATCCTGTGCCTGCGGTGTCCACATCGATTACAAGTGAACCAGAAGTATTTCTACTGATACTAAATGTGGCACCAATTCCATCTGTATTGGAAGTGATGTTTGCTGTTTGGTCACCATAGTCAAATCCGGCCTCGCCAAGGTTTACTGTATCTCCAGAGATGATTCTGGGTACACCAAATCCTCTTTCGCCTAAAGCAAAACCATTCTCTGTTAGTCCTGTGGATGGTACGATGTCTGTTCTATATTCTCCGTTTGTTCCAAAGGCAACTAACCCTCTATGATCTACAATTTCTACGTCACTTGTTCCTGATGAGGTGCAAGACCTATCAAGAATAATAGATTGGTTATTGTTGATGCTGGAAATTCTGGCACCAACAGGAATGCCTGTGCCTATGACATAGTTTCCTATCTCAACAAATTCAGTTTTGTTACTAAGTCCAACGTTTAAACCTGAACTTGGTAGTGAAACAATTACAGAATTGCTGACTGTTGTAGCAGTTCTATTTTGAATAACATTTGAGACTGGACCCAGTTCTCCAACATAATAAGATACTATTGGATTGAAGTTTGATAGTCCAGCATACTCATCACCAGCAGGTGCTCCACTTGCGGGTGTCGTTTGTACACCAATAGGTAATCTATTATTAACTCTTGTTCCACCAAGACTAATTGATTCATCAATAAACTTTTTGAAATTACCTATCTGATAGAAATCAAAGTAGTCTTCTGGATATAAGAACTTGTAGTCTAAGTCATCATCTAATCCACCAAGAGGTGAATCTTTCACAAAGATACATCTTCTACTAAGTGACCCAGTAATTTGAGATTCAGATTTAGTTACTGCATCATCGTCATAGAAGAAACTAATTTTAATTTTATATGGGTCGTATTTTTTCAGTTCTCCTAGATTAATAACGAAAGTTTTATTGGTGCCTAGTGCTCTTCCTGTATTAACAGCACCAATTTCATCGTAGATAAACCATCCTCTAGTCTCATCAATAGTGATTACAATATCTTCACCACCAACTGATGCGCCAGGAATAGTAATAGTTTCTGTACTCAGATATCCTGTGCCTGGGTTATTAATTTGTACTATAGGATCGCCATTCAAGTCTCTACTGACATCAAATGATGCACTGACACCACTACCTGCGTATGTGAATGCTGTTATAGTACCATAATCTACATTAAATTCTGATGGTACAGCATTTCCAGTAACACTAATCTCATCGATGATACCAGCAGTTACTAATCTAGTTTCATCCACAATAGTCTGTAGTCCAGTACCATTATTAAAATCTAAATCATTCAATCTAAATGTTCCGGTGGCTGGTTCAAAAGTAAACCCTTTACTTGGTGCTTCTTTTGTATCAAACTCAACTCTCAAGAATCCAGTTGTGGTAATTCTGAATTCCCACACACCATTTTGTGTAGGTTTGAAGAATCCTGTCCACTCAACACCGCCGTAAAAATTTGTTAGGTTAGGTGATAGTTTTTGATCATATATGAACTCACCCTCTTCCCAAAAATTATTTTTAGTAACAGCTCTTTCATCTCCTATCGCTGGGTCTACTGTTGCTCTACCTGTTGGGTCTGCTGGGTCAACATAGTTATCGAACCCTAAGAATGATGTTGAAGCATCTCCTGGTGTGCTTCTTAAGATACCATTAGAGTCAAAGTATCTTGCTGATAATCCATCTCCACCAAAAAAGAAAGGTTCGGATGTTGTGAAGTATGCTCTATCAAATCTATTAGATAGTGTAATTAATGGGCTATAAGTAACGTTTGTTCCTGTTGGACCAGTGAACTCCACAGTTGTGTCAGCAGCACGTTGAAATACATTTTGGTCAACATCACTAGAGAATAGTCCTTTGATTAATAACAAATCTAAGTCGGTAAATGACTCCGCACTACCTTTGATTCTATCAAGTAGAGTATTAAGTGCAGCGTTAGTGTTTCTTAAGTCACCAAGATCCTCTGACCTCTTAGCACCAAATTTCGAAAAAATCTTTGCCATCTTTTACTAACACTATTTCCCTAGTTGTATTTAGGTTCTTGTGCCAGCAACAAACTGGCACAAGCCCCCTTGCTTTTCTAGGTAAACTAGCCTATATTATATTCAGCGGTGGTTGATCGGACCACCCATCATCTGCGGGTATCACTCCGCAAGTAAACTAAGAGGTAAAAAAAATGATTAAATCTACTTTCGCAGCCCTTGCTGCTGCTCCCCTGTTCGCTGGCGCTGCTGTCGCTGGTCCCTATGTCAACGTGGAAACGAATGCCGGATGGACTGGCTCGGACTATAATGGTGCCGCGACAGATCTCCACATTGGCTACGAAGGTGCCCTTGGCGAGCGCACTTCCTACTACGTCCAAGGTGGTGCTACTGTCGTGACTCCTGATGGTGGTGACACTGACACCGTTCCTTCCGGTAAGGCAGGTGTTGGTTTCGCTGCGACCGATGCACTCGGTTTCTATGGTGAAGTCTCGTTCGTTGGTTCTGGCGACAGCGACATCGACCGTGGTTATGGTGCTAAGGCAGGTGTGAAGTACAGCTTCTGATCCTTCCTAGGGGACTTCGGTCCCCTTAAACCATGAAATATTTGAAGGCATTAATCCATCCAGTAACACAAATTAACTTGTTGCTGGTTGGATTTTTTATTGTGATTGGGTTGGTTCATAACCATGCCCACTATACTATGGAGATTGATGCTGACTCCTATGTTCGCCAGTTCTGTAAGAAGAACCAAGACATATGTGCCAGTTATGTAAGTGATTACTGATAATAATCAGACAGGGGGCTTGACAAGGGTCCCCTTCTTGCTATATAATATGTAAAGATTCATTACAAAACGTATCATGACTGTTACAACTAACGAGCACGGTCAACAAAATATGTGGGCTGTCGAACCTCAAATGGTAGTTGAGGACTACAATAAGAAGGGTCTTTTCTCTCCCTGGCAACAAAAGGAGATGTATAATGGTCGCTGGGCTATGATGGGTCTCATCATGGGCTTCGTTACCTACGCCGTCAATGGCAAATTTTTCTTTGGAATTTTCTGATAATTAATGACTGACTTTAACATTACTCTCAAGTCTCCTACGGGAGAGCAAACCACTATCACTTGTCCCGATGATACCTATATCCTCGATGCTGCTGATGAAGCAGGGATTGACCTTAACTACTCTTGCCGTGCTGGCGCTTGCTCTAGCTGTGCTGGGCGTCTGGAGTCAGGTTCTGTAGACCAAGGCGATCAATCGTTCCTTGATGATGACCAGATTGAATCTGGATTCATTCTCACTTGTGTTTCTTACCCCACAAGTGACTGTGTAATTTTGACAGACCAAGAAGATGCGCTATACTGAAGAAGCATTAGTAGAAGCAGTCGCTGCTCTCGGATGGGATGTCAGAAATGATGACATTCATGTAGAGATTGGTGGCACTTCTGTCTATGGCATTGATGGTGCTGGTACTAAGTGGGCACCCACACTTGGTACTCGTAAGTATAATAAAGATGCCTTCATCGTAATTAAAAATAGATCCCGTACACCTTTTGAACCAAGCAAACCTAACAATGACCAGAGTTCCTGAAGTAACTTTCCACACTAGAGTTCGTGATGAATCTATTGATGGACCCAACCCATATCGCTGGCAAGATGTAACTACTGCTGACCTGTTCGCAGGCAAGCGTGTAGTTGTATTCTCTTTGCCTGGTGCCTTCACTCCTACCTGCTCCACATACCAACTCCCTGGTTATGATGAAGCATACTTTGAGTTTAAAAAGAATGGTATCGATGAGGTCTATTGCCTCTCTGTGAATGACTCTTTCGTTATGAATGCTTGGTTCAAGCAGCAAGGAGTTGAGAATGTTAAACCTATTCCTGATGGTAGTGGCGAGTTCACCTACGCTATGGGAATGTCAGTTAATAAAGCAAACCTAGGATTTGGTTTCCGTTCCTGGCGTTATGCTATGGTCGTGAATGATGGTGAGATTGAGATTATGTTTGAGGAACCTGGCAAGGTAGGTAACTGCCCTGTTGATCCTTATGAAGTAAGTGACCAGGATACTGTACTCGCTTGGTTGAAAGAACATGCCTAATCCTAATCAACTTTATGAGGATATGCAGAAACTCGACGATTTGTATAACGAGCTACTGTGGCATCCTGATGACGTGCTACAATTTACCCACGATGGTCAGAAGATCATCATCACTAACAAAACACTGGAGGAAAACAAATGAAATTCGGATTCACCCCTGAGGCAGAGATCCTCAACGCTCGCCTGGCAATGCTTGGTTTCGTCATCGCTGTCGGAACTTACATGACTACAGGACAAATCATCCCAGGAGTCTGGTGATGTTATTGTTAGCAAGTATTCTAATAGGAGCGTTCATATTTGGAACGCTCCTTACTGATGATGCTGATGATGACGATGACCACCAGGGAGGTATGATGGTCCCTGCTACTATTCCTACATAAATAAAACTGAATATCGTCGGCCGCTTAAAGACTTCCCTGCCAAATAACAGGGGAGTCTTTTTTATTAGAAGGTATCTAATAGAGCACGAATCCAACTATCTGTATCAACACAGAAGTAAATATGTGTTCCATCAAATCTAATTTGTCCTGGTGTTCCTGGGTCGTTGTTTGCTGCTGGAACTGCGATGGATTGGATCTGCGCTACTGCACCAATGGTTCCATCTTCAGCACTAATTTTCCAAGTACTATTTCTTATGTTTGGTGTTGTTGATGAATCATAGAATAGATCTGATACTACATCAGGTCCGTCTGTAAGGAATGCTCTGATTGTAGAGTTCTGTCTTGTGATTCCAGTTCCACTTCTTAATTGTAGAATTGTGGCAGATGATCCACCAATTGTGCTGTTACCTGTGGAAGCAAGGGATTGTGCTGTAAAGTTTAGAGTTGTTTGTAAGTCAGTAGCATTTTCTGTTAGTGATGTATTTACTAACTGATTGTTTGTATCATCCCACTTTAGAATTGTATCAGCTGATAAACCACCGGAATTTCTAAGAGAAAATGCTGTTCCACTTAACAATAATCCACCTGTTGATGGTGCTGTGTATGTGGTATTGGTGTCAGTAAATGTAGATCCAATGGTAATAACATCCGCAGAGTATGAAACTGTGATGTCTCCTGTACCTAATACTCGTACAAATTTGTCTCCACCTGGTGTTGGATTTGCTATGGAACTGTTATCTAAATTGTATACATTTAATTTAATTTCTGCTGAGTTAGGAGGAGCACCAACGGCTCCTTGTAATTCATATCAGGTGTCGGTATCAACAACATTTAGTACAGTTCCACCTAGGAATACTTCTTGAGT